GGGTAGATGCAGAGAAAGGACGAAATTCTTACGTTCCTGTTGAAGTGCATTGGAGTGCTGTTCCGGGTCGGGATGAAGTTTGGCGAGAAGAGACTATCAACAACACCAGCGAAGAACAATTTCAAGTAGAATTTGGTTGCAATTTTGTAGGCAGTGTCAATACTCTCATCTCTCCAGACAAACTTCACACACTACCATTCCAAACACCAATACAGAAAAGCGAAGAAGGACTCAAGGTTTATCAGGAACCTATACCAAGTCACGAATACATTATGTCGGTCGATGTCTCACGGGGCAAAGGGATTGATTATCATGCATTCTCGTTGATAGACATCTCACAAATACCATATAAAGTGGTAGCCACATTCAGAAATAATACAATGGCTCCTATGCTTCTCCCCAACATCCTCGAACCAATCGCAAAGAAGTACAACGATGCCTACGTTGTAGTCGAGATCAATGACATTGGCGGACAAGTTGCAGACATTATGCATCAGGAAATGGAGTATGAAAATATGCTTCACACAACGATGGGTGGAGTCAAGGGGCAGACGATCTCTAGTGGTATGGGAGCAAAGAAGTCTCGTGTAGGCGTCCGTACTACCAAGGCTGTGAAACGAATAGGTTGCAGTGTCCTCAAGAGTATGATCGAGGAAGACAAACTCGTCCCCGAAGATTACGACATCATATCGGAACTAAACACCTTTGTTTCGTCTGGAACATCGTTTCAAGCAGAAAAGGGACACAACGACGATATGGTGATGACTCTGGTAGTTTTTGCATGGGTGACTTCACAGAAGTACTTCCAAGACCTCACGGACACCGACATCCGCACTGCTCTATACAAGGAACAGATGAAAGAAGTCGAAGAACAACTAATGCCATTTGGCATTATTGATGACGGACTCGGTGGGAACGAACCTGAGATAGATAATGAGGGTAATATATGGCACGATGTCAATGAAGACGAGTTTGGACTCCCGTGGTAAGCCCCTCGCAAGACTAAATACAAAGAGTTATAGAATAGCATCCTACAGGAGAACTCCATATGGCATTTCAGGTTAGCCCCGGTGTTGTCACCAAAGAAATCGATCTAACCCTCATCGTACCCGCAGTGGCTACCACAATCGCCGGTTTTTCCGGTAGGTTTGAATGGGGTCCAGCAGATCAGATCGTGATCGTTGACAGCGAAAATCAACTTGTCCAACTATACGGCAAGCCAACACTTACAAACTACGTTGACTTCTTCACGGCAGCGAACTTCCTCGGATATGGTCGCACCCTAAAGGTCAACCGCTATGTCGAAGATACTGCTGCAAATGCAGATACAGCCGGTACCGGCACTCTTATCAAGAACAGTGATGCCTATCAGGACGGAACGTACTCTCCAGAATGGATTGCCCGATATCCCGGCTCAAAGGGAGACTCCCTGAAGGTCGCATGGAACGATGGTGGTGGTGATAACACTCTTGGTGGTATCACTTGGAATTATCGCCTTGGTGTGTCAGACGTAGAAGGAATAAGCGCAGGATTTTCTGCTGGTATTCTTTCTAGTCAAGCACTCGGCGGCATGTCTCTTGCTGCTGGAGTAACCGTTTCGGCTGCTGGGGCATCTTGGGCATGGACTGGTGAAATTGATGCCTCCGCTGGAACTGTGGTAGATGTCACGACCATGTCGGGTAGCATTGCTTCTGGAGCAACAGGACCACTATACGCTTTTGCGGCGTACAGTGCTGCTAACGGAGTCACCTTGGGAGATAACGTAGCAATGACAGGTGTCACAACTTCCGCACAACACCACGCAGGAATTCAACCTGTTGTGCAGAGTTCAACGGATTACAACAATTGGGAACATGCAGATCAATTTGATCTCTCGATGCCCTTCACAACTCAGTGGTTTGAAGATACTACAGGAAGTACTGTCGGTCACGACGGTGTGAATATTCTCGTAATCGACCAAGATGGTGATTTCAGTGGAGTCAAGGGTACTATCCTCGAACGATTCGAGGGTGTGTCCAAGGCAGCCAATGCAAAGAAGTATAACGGCGAGTCCAACTACTACAAAGATGTCATCAACAACTCATCCAAACATATTTATTGGGGTGCAGACCCCACAGTTAGTGGTGTAACCAATGCAGTCACTGGTGGTGCGGCGTGGAGTTCTACCGTTACGATAAGTAGCGGAAACTTTGCAGTTCATTACTCTGATGGTGCAACTTCTGGTTTCAACAAGTCACTTTCGGGTGGTTCTGGTGGTGTTGGTCCCACCCTTCTCAGAAGTTCAATTCCGTTTAGTGGAAGCACTCAGGGATATGCAATCTTCTCAGATCCAGAAACCGTAGATGTCAATCTACTTATTGCTGGTGCCAATGACGGAGCCACAACACTACCCGGAGGAATTGTAGATATCTGCGATGCTCGTAAGGACTGTGTTGTGTTCCTGTCACCAAACAAGAACGATGTGGTTGCAAACGAAAATCCGATAGAAAGCAGTACTTGCCTATCAAACGTACTTGCTTTCCGCAACGATCAACTCAACAAGGCAAGTTCATATGCCTTCATGGATTCTGGTTGGAAATATATGTATGATCGCTACAACGATGTCTATGTTTGGACACCATTGTGTGCCGATACCGCTGGTATTGCAGTACGATCAGACGAAGCAACCGAGACTTGGTTCTCACCAGCAGGTTTCAACCGTGGTCAGGTCCGAGGAGTCATCAAGTTGTCCTTCAACCCGACTCTCACCCAAAGAGATTCGCTCTATAAGGATCAGGTCAACCCAGTCGTGGCATTCCCCGGCGAAGGTACATGCCTGTTCGGAGACAAGACATTGCAGTCGAAGCCAAGTGCATTCGACCGCATCAATGTCCGAAGACTCTTCATCGTGCTTGAGAAGGCAATCGCAACTGCATCGAAGTTCCAACTCTTCGAGCAGAACGATGCATTCACTCGCGCCCAGTTCAAGAACCTTATCGAACCATTCCTCCGCGACGTACAGTCACGACGAGGTATCATCGACTTCAAGGTTGTGTGTGACGAGTCTAACAACACGGGTGAGGTCATCGACCGAAACGAGTTCATTGCTGATATCTTCATCAAGCCAACACGTTCGATCAACTTCATCACCCTGAACTTCATCGCTGCAAGAACTGGAATTGACTTCAGTGAAATCGGTGGGGTCTGAGTAAACTCGACTAAATAGAGAGAAAGAGGAGTACATATGTCTCTAAATATCAACAACTTCAAGAACCAACTCACCAAGGGTGGGGTTCGTCCCTTCCTCTTCCGAGTTCAGGGAAACATTGGTCCTACCACGATGGCAGAACCAGTTGGTTATCTCTGTAAGGCTGCAAGTCTTCCTGCGTCATCTATGTCTAGCATCCCCGTTCCGTATCGAGGACGAACACTCAAACTCCCCGGTACACGCGAGTATGCCGAATGGAGTCTCACGTTCCTTTCGGATGGCGATTTCAAACTACGAAACGCTTTCGAGAAGTGGATGGAAGACCTAAACAAAACAGTCGCAAACGTATCACAAACTGAACACGACTTCAATGCCAAGCACTTCCCCGACTGGAAAATCGATCATCTTGATCGTAAAGGAAAGCCAATCAAGTCTTACAAATTCTTCCATTGCTGGCCAAGTGATGTTGCAGCAATCGAACTGAGTGTGGAAGAAACCGATTCTCTCGCTGAGTTCACCGTAACTATGCAGTACTCTTACTTCACTAGTTCTGACGTTTCTGATGAGAATCCGGGTAAGGGCATCGCTCCCGTCCCCGGACTCGGTTCGTGAATAAGCCTCTGATAAGGAGATGATACATTATGGCACTGGAATTGTTCGGATTCGAGTTTGGTAGAAAGAAGAAGGGTCCGTCCCCACTTCAACAAGATACAAGTACTAAGGCCGTTTCCTTTGTCCCACCGGACCAAGACGATGGTGCTGTGTACATTGATGGTGGAGGTTACTACGGTTCCTTCATTGACTTTGATACCAAAGCACAAACAGAAATTGAGTTTATTAGCAAGTACCGAGAGATGGCTGGACATCCCGAGGTCGAATCTGCTGTCGAGGACATTATCAATGAGTCCATCGTCGTAGAGAAAGATAAAAAGAGCATCGAACTTGCTCTTGATCGTGTAGATCTGAGCGATCCTATCAAGAAGAAGATGCACGAAGAGTTCGATCACATCTTCAGACTTCTCAAGTTCCATCAAAGAGGTCCAGAGATCTTCCGCAAGTGGTATATCGATGGACGCCTCTACTATCATATGATCGTGGACGAAAAGAACCCTAAGAAGGGTCTTACTGAAATGCGATTCGTCGATCCCACTAAGATCAAGAAAGTGGTTGAGATCCAGAAAGACAAGAACGCAGACAACGTAGATCTCGTCAAAGAAACAGATGAGTACTACATTTTCCGAGAGGATCCCAACCAACAAATTGGTCTGAAGATCTCCCCGGATGCAATCAACTATTCGACATCAGGACTATTCGATTCTAGTGGATCGAGAGTCATTTCGTTTCTGCATAAAGCAATCAAACCTCTGAACCAGTTGCGTATGATTGAAGATGCTGTAGTCATCTATCGCATCTCGCGTGCGCCCGAGCGTAGAATCTTCTATATTGACGTAGGCAACCTACCCAAGACCAAGGCAGAACAGTACGTTCGCAGTCTAATGAACCGATATCGCAACAAGTTGGTCTATGACGTACAGACCGGAGAAGTTCGGGATGACAAGCGGCATATGTCTATGCTTGAAGACTTCTGGCTTCCCCGACGAGAAGGTGGTAAGGGTACTGAAATCTCCACCTTAGATGGTGGTCAGAACCTTGGTGAGATGGATGATGTTGTGTACTTCCAACGAAAACTATATCAATCTCTCAACGTCCCTTCTACCCGACTTGATCGTGAGATCAACGCAGGGATCGGTCGTGCTACCGAAATTGGTCGGGATGAAGTCAAGTTTATGAAATTCATAGATAGATTGAGATCAAAGTTCTGTGATGTGTTCCGTACTGCTCTCAAATCACAATTGATTCTAAAGGGTATCATGACTGTCCAAGAGTGGAATAAAATTTCACATGATGTCGAATTTGAATTTGGTCGTGACAACCACTTTGCAGAACTCAAAGATTATGAGATCATCAGTGAGCGTATGTCCATCCTTCGTGATGTGAATGAGTACGTCGGAAAGTTCTTCTCTCTTGACTATATCAAACGTAATGTATTGCGTATGACGGACAAAGAGATTGCGGACATGGACGAACAGATTGCCCTCGAACGAGAACAAGGCCTTATCACAGACGACAGCGGAGGATTTTGATGGACGATATTAGAACCATCTTCGATAATTTAGACAGCAACAACGATCCTGATATGGTGAAGGAGTTGTTCCGTGCAGCATTGAATGAGCGGATGTATAGAAGATTGGGAATGGAGCATATCGATACTACCTTCCGGTTGTGGGAAGAAGACGCAGCAGCGGCCGCTGTCGGAACCCCCGACGATACAGTACTAGATCCTGCATATGAGAAGGAGTACTTCCTCAAAACATTCGAAGTCAAGAACAATACCATCACTATCAAATCTGTTGGTATGGGACGCAACAAACCCGTTTCTGTTTACATCAATGACGAACGATGGGAACTGTTTGCTGGTCCAAAAACCGCAGAGAAGCAGGTCACCGAATATATCAAGTCAGGTATGTTCGAGAAGGCACAAGAGAAGAAAGCAGCAAAGGCTGCTGCATCTGCTCCCGCACCACCAGAAGAAGAACCTCCTGCAAAAGAAGAATCTTTGTCAGAGAAGAATGTGATAAATGCACTCCGGGAGATGTTAGTCAACCCCAAAAGAAAGCAACGAATCACGTTCAGGGATGGTGGAACATTGAATATGGATTGTTCTGTAGCCAAATCTATGCTTGCGGTCTACGAAGCCCTAAATACAAAAGCGAACAAATTCCGGTTTGAACAAATGGTCAACCAATCCCGTTCGTCGTTTCAAAAACTGGTGAGATTCGCCAACCAACAGATGAGGAATAACAATGTCAACCGATAAAATCATAGACGCCATTTTAGACGAGGACGCAAAACTCGCTACGGATGAAATTCGAAATAGCCTCTTTGCACGCGCTGCTTCTGCTCTCCAAGAGAAGAAGAAGGATGCGGACGAGATCCTTTTCAAGAACGTCAAGGAAGAGGATCTAAGTCCTGAGCAGAAGGCTTATCGGGCTCTCTTCGACAAGATGCTCAAGAAGTACAATGTCGAATCACCAGCCAAACTTGATGATAGCAAGAAGGATGACTTCTTCAACGAACTCAAGGCTGCTTGGAAGAAAGATCCTAAGAACGACACCGAAGGCGAGGGTGAATGAATGTTTCTGATCACTGAGACACTACTAGATGACGTACAATGTATTGTGGAAGCCAAGGATAATGGTTCCAAGGACTACTTCATTGAAGGTATCTTTATGCAATCAGAGAAGAAGAACCGCAATGGACGAATCTACCCCAAAAGTATCCTGACCAAAGAGGTCAATCGATATAACAAGGAATTCGTCAACACTAGTCGCGCTCTTGGTGAATTAGGACATCCAGAAGGTCCAACAGTCAATCTTGAGCGTGTCTCGCATATCATCAAGGAACTTAATTTCAACGGAAACAACATAATGGGCAAAGCCAAGATAATGGATACCCCATATGGAAAAATCGTAAAGAACCTCATCGACGAGGGTGCCAAGATCGGCGTTTCGAGTCGTGGTATGGGATCTCTCAAGAAGAACGGATCAATCAACGAAGTCCAAAAGGATTTCTATCTCGCGTCTGTAGATATCGTTGCAGACCCATCAGCCCCAGATGCCTTCGTAGAAGGTATTATGGAAGGTAAGCAATGGGTCTGGGATGGCGGCATTCTCCGCGAGCAACAAGTCAAATCATACAAGGAACTCATTGAAAAGCCTTGTTTGTCTAAACAGGAACTAACCCAAAGGAAGATCACTGCCTTCAACGATTTCATTTCGAGGCTTTGATTGTTATACATAATCTAGAGAGGCACTAAAGGAGCATCCACTATGTCAGTAGACCCAGACCAAATCACCGAAGAAGTTCTCGATTCTGTTGAGAATTCAGAAGGTGCTATCGCAGAAGAGGTAGAGGTTG